GTTGGTGTTTTAATATGGTATCTATAAACGTGGTATGGGCCTTATTTATTTCACGGGCTCGGGCAATTAGTTTCACTAGTGGGTGGGGGTGATTCTGTAAAAAGTTTTTAGTAAACGATGGAGAATCTGTTTTTTCAGTTCGGTCAAATGGTAGGTTTAGTTTTTGAAAGACTTGCGCAATTGAACGTGCAGCCCATATTTGAGTATCTACTCCTGTTTCTTTTTTTACTTTTTGCAAGCACTCTTTTTCTTCTAATGATAGTTTGTCTTTTAATTGAGATGCTGCTTCTAAATCTACACGCACTCCTAAAAAACGCATATCAACTAGGCAAGGAAAAAGTTCTTTCTCTAAAGTAAATATAGATTCTAAATCTTGTGCATAGATTTCTTTTTTCATCTCCTGCCATAGATCTAGTGTAAGTTCTGCATCTCTTTCAGCATACTCACCTACATACATAGCCGGTAGTTTATACATTTCTGATTTAGCATCTACACCCCAAACAGCTGCTGTTTCGGCCAATACAGCCTCATTTTTGCCTCTTCCAAGGTAATCCCTACCCATGGAGCCTAAATCGTAACGAAAGCGATTCTCGTCCACGAGAGAGCCAGCAATCATGGTATCTACGATGTCTCCAGCTATATCTAGCCCTGCAGCTCTAATAAAACATACGTCATACATAGCGTTATGAAATATCTTTGTAGCTGGCAAATTTAGAACCTTTCTAAAGTAGTCTAATACTTTTTTCTTGTCCATATTACCACCACCTTCATGAGCTATAGGATAGTAGCCAGACCAGCCATTTACAGCTAGCGCAATACCCACTATCTCACCTGTGCCGGTGATGGATCCAGATCCCATAGTTTTAAGATTAGGATCTTTGGTTTCTAAATCAATTGCAATCTCTTCATAATCAGATAGGTCAGGAAAGTCTTGCGGTGGTAGCCACTCTGTCTGTGGCGCAAACATAGGTTTTTGTATCACTTGTAATCCCTTTCAATAATCATTTCTAAAAAATGTATTGCCTTTAATATGTCTTGCTTCTTTCCCTTATCGCGATGTCTTATAATATATTTTATAGCACAGCCTTCTGGATATAGCAATTCATTCTCAACTACAAACTTACTCGGCTGTATCTTATACTTTTGGTAATGGCTTCCGCCATGCTGCTTGTCCCATACTTTACTCATAGTCCTCCATTGGAAAAGATTTGTCATAATCTTTTGGTCTGATGATGTGTAAGTTTTCTTTTGTTCGTGTTGCACCAACATAAAATAATCTTGTTTCATCATCGGGTTGTTTTAAATATGATCTGTTTGTATTCGTAGTCAGATCAGTTAATAATACTACGTTATCTTCTTCACCACCTTTTACACTATGTATCGTAGATAATTTTATTCTTGGTTTTTGATTTAATACTTCACCATTTCTACGCATACTACGTATGTAGCTCTTTCTTCTAAAGTCCAAACTATCAAATGCTTCATACCATACTGCATCTGTTTTGATTCCTGTGTCTGCTAAATTATAAAAACTTTCTTTAGCCATACCTTTTAAAAAATTTTTATCTGCATGCGCAGGTGACATATAACTATATATTCTTTCTATCTGTTTGTAGTTTAATGGTTGTCCTTTTCTTGCAGACTCCCATTCTAGTGCTGCTTCTGCTGCATCTTTCTCTGGCATTTTTTTAAATCTGTTTTCAAAATACCAACCACGTTCACGCATTTCATCTTCTATGTCTTCTAGCATGTGCCGTGTTCTTGTTAACACCAACCAATTACCTGATGACATGTTTATGTCTTTGATGTCATCATGAAATCGTAGAGAACCTTGATGATCTCTTGGTGCCCATTCTTTGTATCTTCGTTTTGATACACGTTTAATTATACCCAAAGCAAGATCGTGCACTGCTCTTGGTATTCTTCTTGACTGTGTAAGATTCAGTAGTTTACCTTTTTGTGTGATGAAAGAATCTACGTCCGCTCCTGCCCATCTAAATATTGCTTGGTCATCATCACCTGCAATAAAAGAATCTTCTGTTTTATTCCAAATAGTTTTTGCCATGTTCCATTGCATCAAAGATAAATCTTGTGCTTCATCTATAAACACTACATCAAACTTTGGAGATAGATCTGATTTTATAAATTTTAAAATCATATCGTTGTAATCTATTAAATTATATTCTTTCTTGTATCTTTGTAATTCATTTTTTAAATGCACCAGGGTATCATAATCAACTTCTGTATTGTGCTCACCTAATTTTATTTGCTGCTCCAGCGTTATGTCACGTAGTTTTGCAAGATGTATTAAACGCAGGTAATCAGATTTCGTTGTAAACAAACCTGTCTCTTCTTGATCGTGTTCGTTGTAATCTATAAATAAATTTAATTTTCTACCCAGGTCTTCGTAATGTCTCTTTTGCATAACCTGGTCTTTGTTAACTCCAAGTTTTCTAAAAGCTAGTGAGTGTAATGTTCTAAAATATGGTAAGTCATCTTCTGTATAATTAAACTTATCCATAGCTCTTGACTTTGCTTCGTTAGCAGCTTTCTTGGTAAATGCAAAGTAACCTATCCTGTCAGGATCAACTGTTTTTAAATAATCCTGTACTTTGTTTAGCAACGTATGTGTCTTGCCTGTGCCTGGTGGTCCTAATACTATTGTCTTCATAATTTTTGTCTGGGCCCGAAGGCCCAGAAGTTTAGCCAATGTGCCTGTTAGTCAGGCGTTTGTTTGGTGTTCTTAAGTTGTAGTTGTATACTTCATCGATGAAAGCATCAATCCAATCATTTATATTTAAACAAGTGGGTATACGTTTTTTGTATCTTTCAAGTTGAGATTTAAAAACATTGAATTTAAAATTGCTCAAAGTTCTTAATTGTAAAAAACCAAGAACTGCTTTTAAAGCATTCAATCGTTTTTCTATGGCAATTAATTCTGCCACTTCTTCTGCGGTTTGATCAGCACGTTCAAGATTTTTAACTTTGAATGTGCCTTTCTTGAAAGCTTTACGACCATAGTCGTGAAAGTCCTCACTTAATAACGCCATGCAAATAGATTCAGTAAAACCATGTTTTCTTTTAAACGTAGCATACTGTCTATATGGCCTATGATTCTCATGTTCTTCATGAGAATAATTACGCAGCCATGCTGAATTGTTCCAGCCCTTGCCTGTGTTATTAATCGCAGTTACATCAATTATTGATGCACCTCGTTTTATTCGAAAGTCCACCGGTTTCTTGTCTCGCTTTCGAGCTTCGATTCGGTGTTGGCCATCTATCACAAACCATCTTTCGTTTACGATAACTCTTTCGAGTTGACCTCTTTCGTTCATGTCTTTTCTTAACGCTTCGACATGTTTGTCACTGATCACTCTGTTTCTATCAAAATATTTAAAAACAGAATAATCTTTTGTTGTTCCAACTTTTTCAGTTGTATATGTAGTCATAATTGACTCCTTATTATTTGCATCGCACTTTGGACACGCGTCGATGTTTTACGTGATTTTTGTACATACAAAAATTTCATTAATACGGATCCTCCTCTTTTAATTTTTTCTGCGTAAACTGATCTTCAGGTTTTTCAAATGTATCTACTTTCATGATTGATGGTTTCTTTTTACCGATAACCATACGACCTTCTTCACAACCACAATGTTCTTTCAACATTTGTTGTGTCACCTGGTAGTCTTCTTTCCACTTCTTTTTTGTAAGATGGCCGTGGAAAAATCGATGAAAAGTAAACACATGTTTACCATTTTCTGTGTACACAGCACCATTTAAAATATCTTTTTTGCTAACACTGCCAATAGATCTTTGTAAACAATAGTCTTCTAAATGATTTGATAGTTGATCGATTCGTGATGATCCTACCGGTGCATCTACTTCTTCTACACCTTGTAGTAATTGATCTACATAAGTTTCAAATTCTTTTACTGTAACTCTTTTAGGTTTTTTATTTATTTGTTTTGCAACGGTCCTTCTAAATAATCTTTGCTCCATCAAATAATCAATGTTATCTAGTTTGACTCTTTCACCATCTACGTTTACCCAATAATATGGTTCATCTAATAATACTTTTTGTAAATCAGTTAGTGATGGAAACACAGACTCACCACCAATACCAAATTGACGAGTCCTACATAAATTTTTATCACAATGATTGCACATTGGATCCTCATTACATTTAAAACCTAAATCTTTACCATCATTAAATTTTATTTTACCCTGCACTATTTTATCTTCTAGTGGTCCGTCAGGATGACTAGCAAAATATTTATAATTAAATGCATTTATTTTCCCTTGCCAGTTCTCTGGCCATTTACGTTTTGCATATTGTATGTATTGATAGAGTATTCTATCTCTACCATCTTTAATTTCTGATTGTGTTATTGATTCTAAACATGGTGGACCATCGTTAAATTCAGACTCTGGTCTTTTTATAATTAATTTTTCTAATTGTTCTGGTGTAAGTGTATATAATTTATGTAATAAATAAAAACTTTCTAGATTAACAGCTTCACCTTTGTCATTAAAGCAATATCTTGTTGTATCATTACCATTAAAGTATGGTAAATTTAAAAAATTTCCTGTATCATCTTGCGATTTTAATTCTACTTGTTTTGGAAAAACCTCTGACCCACCATATCCTAGCACTGCACTGATTGATAATAGTTTGTCTCGCATTAGTTTTGCTTCTACAAATACAGAAGTAAATAAAAATACGTGAGCTCCACCTGATTTAGATCTAAATACTAACAACGGTAAACTTAATTCTTTTATTTTATCTATTAATTTTTTGTGATCAAAACCTGCGTATGAGTCTATATCTATACAACCCCATTTACATTTGTTATCATCGTTAATTGGAATAATCCCAAGACTTGGTTCTTTGCCTTGCAAATGCTGCAACCACATATTTGTTGTAACAGGTTCTCTTGTTACAAAAGATTTACCTTTTATCTTTTGTCCATCTGCACCTTTTTTGTCTACGTAAGTGACACCGTGAGCACGTTCTAAACCTGAAAATATCTCTATAAAACTTTCTACTGACATATTTTTAAAGCGGGCATCTCCACGCTAGCTTTGATGCCCACTACCTAGGATTCTAGTAAGGAGAGTTGTTGCTCTCTTCTGATCCGTATTTAGCTTGAACTTCACCTTTACCTACTGTTTCAGCAAAGTTTTTAGCAATGTCATAGGTTGCCCTATCTTCTACGGGACCAACTTTAGATACATCCCAACCAAACCATGTTCCTTTGTCGTTAGACATCTGAACGGTCTTTAGGCTATAAATGTGGCTGTAAGTTGGCGGAGTAAACAAACCGTTTTTACCCTGCAGTTTTATACCCATCATCATTGAGTTCCATTTTCTACTCACTTTTAATTGAGTAGCTTTCATAGAAATCAAAGCTGTGGTTGGACTTGAACCCATCAAAATCACAAAGTGATTTGCAGTGTTCTCAAGATAATTACCATTTGGTAATCTATCTTTGTAGTCTTTACCTCTAGTGGTTTGACTTAAGATATCACTGTCTGCCTCGTGGATTGCAACTGGTGCACCTGTGCTTGCACCTCTGTCCTGCCACTCAATGTATTGTCTTTTGTAAAAGACAGGTAACACATTGATTTGATCATACAGCTCGTTTGTAACTGTATTTATGATCCTGCCGGGTTTTGCGCCCTCGACATATTTACCATCTCTCTCATTTACTTCCGGAGATAGTTGTCCCAAAACTTTTAGGAAAGGTAACGCAAGATCCTCTTGCGATATGTTTTGAGAACCTTTGTTTGCATCAGCTTCAAATATATTAACCGCCAATGCTCCTTCTTTTTTAGTTGTTACTTGGTTCATTTTTATTTGTTCCTTTTTATTGTTGTTTTATTTTCGGTAAACACACCGAAAATTTCCGTTGGCATTTCTTTACCTGCCTCAATACGCTCACGGACTAACGCTTTCAAGGTCATAGGCTCTACCTTCAACTTTTGTGTCGGTTCGAGCCCTTGACCTTTTGCAAGTTCAGCATAGTGCGCTGCCTTGTTATCTTCGCCACGACCAAAAGACACCGAGATCTCGTTTTTAATGATATCTCCTAGTCCATTGTCACGAAGCCAGTTAAACGCCATTTCTTTATTCGCCTCTGTTATGTGCGCTTTGTATGACGTAGAAACTTTAAGATGTGATCCATCTTGAAGTTTTAATTCTGATAAACCCATTTCAGTCATCATAGTTGGTATAACCTCACCAGATAATCGG